AGTATCCAAAATATTAGATTCTGGATGTGCCCAATCAATCGTAAATAAATATTCCCCATGATAAAACTTTTTGTTTTTACCTAAATATTTACAGCGTTGACCATTTAAAAAATCAAAAACAGTAATACTAGGATAATAACTAAATGAATTCCATAGCTGAAGATCTTCGAGATCTTGATGTTCCATCTGTGTGCTATGCAAAGTATCGCCGCTTCCTCTTTGAATAAAAGCAGAGATAGGAAGTCTCCAATATATTGCACCGTTGCTAAGTAAACAGTGAAACAACGTTGCACGCCCGCTAATACTCCCCAGGCCAAATACCACGCAGTCTTCAGTTTCTCCTTGATGCTCTCGTAAGTCATATAAATATTCCTTTCTTATTTTACAATAAATTGTAGGTATGTTAGCATTTAGATAAGACATTACAAGAAATTAAATTTTCTTATTTTGCCTTACTTTTTTCTTGTTTTTTGGATCAACTGGCTTAACTGCTCCGCCTTTAGCCATTCTTTCTTCTTTTTTATCTTCTTTTTTCTTATCAGTAGAAGGGGGTGGAACATATCCAGCTTGTGTAACTTGTGGAAATAAAGCTTGTGTATAATAACTTTGTTCGTAAGTTCCTGGTTTACCTTGATATATATTAGATTTAGTGGCTAAAGCTCCACCTATAGACATCTTTGCAACAGCTTTACCAGTTCCTCTTAATTGGATACCAAATTTAGCCATTTTATTATTTATCTATAAATAATGTAACTACTATTCCAGAATTATTAACAACACCAATTCCATCTACACAACCAACAGCATTATTAATACTATATAAAACTCCATCTTCTGGAAGATATAATGTAGAAGTTTGTCCAGCTCCAACGTAACCTAATAAATAAACTTGTGTATTTGTAGAAGTACTAACAGTTGTAGCATTTGCTAAACCATTAATAACAACGGTACCTGATGTAGATACACCTTGTAAGCTATATGCTCTTAATCTTGTTCTTCCAGTAAAAGCTACTGCACTTGTTTGTGAAGCTGCTATTACGATTGGTTTTACATCACTTTTAAAACTCATTTTTACTCCTTAATATTTAAGGAGCCCCGAAGAGCTCCTTAAAATAAATTAATTATACTGTAGCACTAAATGGTGTAGCTACTGCTCCTGTAGCTCCAGATACTACGTTAACTTTGTATCTATTAGCTCCGACTACTGTAGCAGTGATAGTTGCTCCGCCCACTCCACCTGTAGTTGTACCACTTAAAGTAATAGTGTCTGATGCAGTTGCTGTGCTAAATACTAATGCAGTAGTTCCAGAACCAAGAATGGCTGTTCCTACCATAGTGTCAGAAGCATTTGCTACTTTAACTACAAAATTTCCTGTTACTGTTGTTGAAAGTACAAAATTAAAAGTTGCACCATAATTATTGTCCTGATTTGGATCAGTTGGATCATTTGGTGAAGTTGTATTTACTGCAGGTAATGTAAAAGTTGATGCTGCTGTACTTGTGTAATAGATTTGTTTTCCAGAATAGTTAGCAACATCTAATGATATTGCAGCTGCTCCTGTTGTTACTGAGTTTGATACTCCAGAACTAATAAAACCTGCTAAAGATTTTACTGGTCCTGAAAACGTTGCTTGTCCCATATTATTCTCCCGTATAGTGGTTAAGTTCTGTAGTCTCTATACCGTCTGTCTAGCCAGTCTACAAAACTAATTATATCTAGATTATTTATTATTATAAAAGAAAAAGGGGCCAAAGTAAACCTTGGCCCCTTTTGTGGAAAGACTTAATTATTAAGCCGCTCCTGGTGTTCCGTAGATACCTCTAGGGTCAGACCAACCGAAGCTGTATCTTTCTCTAGCTTTAAATCTAACGTTACCAGTGTCAAAATCGCCTTCAATAGCTGTTTTGATTGGACTTCTAACGAAATTTTTCAATCCGTTAGGAGCATCTGTAAGTACGAAAAACGCATCTGTATCAGATAAGAAGTGGTTCACTCTGTAACCTTCTGGAACCATTCCCATATTCAACATTGCATTAATGTCGTTATCAGATGTAGACGTTCTAAGTGGAGATCTTAAAACTCTCTCAGCAGTAAATTGTAATTCTTTTGGAATAATCAATTTCTTACCTTGAAGAGCGATTTTCAATCCTCTTTCATCTACAAATCCTGCAATGTCAATTAACGATTGTTCTAAAGAAGTTTCGTTAAGATCCGCTGCAGTAGCTAAAATGTTTGAAAATGTTGATCCGTTAGCAAGAGGATGGTTGTTAGCTAAAAGCTGAACTCCGTCACCTCCTGTGTATGCAGAATCAAAACCATTATTCAAAATGTTAGCTGCTATTGTTTGTTTAGTTTGTGACATTGAACGAGCTAAAGCTCTAGTATATCTAGAAGCTAATCTATCGTACAAGTTATCTTCAATAGCTTCCTCAGTAATAGCAAATGCTAAAGCAATTGTATTATGAGTGTATCTTGAAGTATAGGCTTCAGAAGCTTGATCGAATTGCACTCCTGCACCTTCTTGTTTGATAGCTGCACCCGCAAAACCTGTTAACATTACTTCTTCTTCAAAAGCTCTGTCTGAAGATTCAGATGTAAAGATTTCTGCGTGTTCGTTGTCGTATCTGTTGTATTCCAGGCCGAATAGGGCATTCAATCCTGGCTCTAGTTCTTTAACTAGTTGTGATCGTGATATAGCCATAGTTTATATTCTCCTATTATAGTCCTGAAGTAGCTGCTTTATAGAAATGGTTGTTAATTCTAACAAGAACATTTGCATTAGAGACAGTTACGTCACTGTTAAGTACGTCACCTGATATATCAATTGCTTGAACTAAATATGTAGAATCCGTTCCTGAATTCGCTACATCTAATTGTACATAAGATATACCTGTTTGTATATTTCCAGTTACATTATTAACTGAAAAGTTTTTAAAGATATCGGCAACTGCAAATACACCATTAGCATTCACTTCGAATACTGTGTCTGGTGCATCAATTACGAAAGCAACGATGTCGCTTGCCGCAACTGAACTTGGAAGATAATTCTTCCATGTTGGTTTTTGAGTTGTCGGATCTGTATAAAAACAGCCATTAAAAACTCCCACAGCAGGTGTAGAAGTATTTGCAACTGCTCTTCCAACTGTACCAGAAGCGAATGGTATAACCACGTCACCTTGGTAAATGTTAGTAGAGTTATTAGTTGCTACTCTATATCTGTTTTGGGCGTTGATAAATGGACTGCCATTAAGTTGTCGACTTGGTCTTAGACCAAATCTTTCTGCTACGTTTGCCATTTATTTATACTCCGTTTGTTTTAATTTAATTTACAGTAGTTGACTTTTGCCAAACAATTATGACTTACGTCCACCACCAAAAGTTACACGGGACTGTCTATCAATATTGATAGGCATTCCAGGTCGTTGTTCCTTCATTAAATCAGCATCAATCGACTTTATTCTATCCTGAGTAATTTTTTTAAAATACTCGGAACGACTTTTGACAATTTCTTCAGGTATCCTTGCCAACACAAGGCCGCCAACCCCGACTAACCCAGCATATTTTCCCTCAGCGATTACTGGATAATCATGATCACCTGTAGAATTTTTAATTTCTTCAGATCTCACAAATTCCCAACCTTCTCTGAGTTTTTTAGATACGTTTGCAGTATCCTGAAAACCCTGCGACTCTGTTCTAATCCATCTGTGAACAAAACCCGCTGGTGCTTTAGGTGCATCCAGACTTGACGGTGGAGTCCAAGGCTTCTTACGAAGATCCTTGTTTCTTACTTCTGACTCGCGTGAAGTTCTATTATTTATTTTATCGCTCATTATACCTCCTTCACGTATTTAGCGTACTCTTCTAGTGGCACCCCTAATTTTTTGGCAATAGCCACCTGTGACTTGGTGAGTTTCACGGTTCTGCGTCCTGATTGTTTTCTTCCAGCAGAAGCAACAGTTTGGACGGGTTTCCTGTTCTCCTCTGTAACCTCAGATTCCTGAGATTTAGCAAACTTATGAGGATATAAATCCTGCATTCGTTTATCTACTTCATTATAGTACTCATCACTCTCTGCGTCAAACCCCTGACTTACCAAGTCTTCATGAAGCATAAATGCTGAGTTTGTCATGTATTTATCATTACCAAACCACTCATTTTTTTCAGCCCATGACTTAGCTTTTGTACTTGGAATGATTGGTTGTTGTGGTGCTTTTTGTACAGGTTGAGTTTTTTGTTGTTCATCAAAAGATTTTCTAGCTACCTCACGTTCGCTCATAACGATTCGTGCCTTTTCTTTTTCAACGGACAATCTTGTTAACTCATCTTGTGCACTCACAATTTGTTCCGCATCTTGAGACTCAATGGCAAGCTTTAACTTAGCTTTAGCTTGAGCACGTTGGGCATCAACTCTTGCGTCAAATTCCTTAATGTAGTTTGTGTCTACATCCATATACTTAGATTCAGCATCTGAGTATTTTTTCTGTAAACCTTTAGCATATTCTAAAGCAGCTTGTTCTCTTCTTTCTGCTTCACGTATTTTATAAGTTAATTTATCAATACGTTTTTTTACGCTTTCTGTGTGTTGCTCTAGATTATCAACAGGTTTTTTTTCTTCTGTTTTAACTTCAGCCTTAGGTTGATCACCTATCTCTTCAATGTCAATTTTATCTTTTTCAGATTTGTTGTCATGATTCGTATATCCTAAATCAACTTCCCCAACATTTAAGTTAGGTGCTTTTTTAGGTTCTTCTTTTTCTTTTAATTCAACCGAAGTTTCCTTAGCGTCATCTAGATCTAATTCTACCTCTGGTTGTTTTTTTGTTTCATCCATGTTGTCCTCCTATTAGTACATGTGCAAAATATCGGAAGGGTTATCTATCTTAGCAATGATTTCATCATCATTAAGAATTCTAACTTCTCCTCCTTCTATTTTGAATCGGCTACCTGCATATCTTCCAAAGATTACCCATTCACCTTCTTTGCACCATGGTCCTAATGGAAATTTATCTTTATCTCTAAAACAAAGATTTCCCATTTTAAGAACATAAGCACAAACAGTTGTCATTTGGATTGTGTCTTTAGAATTGTCAGATAGAATAATTCCACCTTTTGTTTGAGCTGGCCCAGCATATGGTAGAACCAAAATTCTCCAGCCTGTTGGCTGAGGCATTCTATCTAAAGTAGATTTATCTATTGAGTTTGGGTTGAGCACTTTCTCAACCACTTCTTTTTCTTGGTAAACGTCTTTTAAACCTTCATGTATAGAAGGAATATCAGTTGTTACTGTCGTCGTCATCTTCACTATTCTCCCGTTTCAGCAGGTCATTAAGATCCTGAAGCAGAGTTTCTAAGGCTCTGAGTTGACCCCTAGAATAATGAAGTTTATCAAGCGTGTCTATACCATAGCAAAGTTCATCCTTTATCAAGGTTAAACGCTTGTTTATTAGTTTTTTAATATCTTGAACTGTATCAATACTTAGCATTTTTTCAATATACGTATAATATTATATTGTTCATTGTTGTCAAATTCTTTTCCTAAACCTATTTTGTGAGCATGTTCTTTTGCATCGGTTCCTTTAATAAATATCTCTGTTAAATCTTCACCCCATTTCTCTACACCCTTTTTTAAATACTGTTCTCTTCTAACTCTTTCTTGTTCTGTAGATTCAGCACCGTCCCAAGAAGATTTACCGTGAAAATGTAATATGAATGGATGTTTAGCTAACATAGTTTTATAACCTTTAATTGCAGCTCTAATTCTATAGTCCATATCTTCTCCTCCACAATTAGAAAATGTATGATCAAAATAACCTACTTCATCATGTATCTTATAGGGTATCCTAGCTAAATACATTTGCATAAATATCTTTTCATATAGATCTTCTTGTTTAAAATTGTTTTGATGAAAATCTACAATAGCGTCTAAATAGGGTTCTTTACCAATATAATCTTCTAATTGCATTGTAGGTGCAGTTGAAAAATTAGGACTTTTATACATGTAATTAACATTACAAGCAGGTATTAAAATCATGTCATCTTTTTGTTTTAATGCTTCTAACCATCCTTTAGTAAATACAATATCGTTAGTTATAACTATAAAATGTTTCTTAAATTTCTTAGCTACTCTTAAACCTTTATTAAAGTTTTCAGCCCAGCTCTTAGGGTTTTTATTATTAACATATATATCTATTGGATATTCTTTTCTAAATGCGTTTGTTCCATCATTATTAACAAATACAAATATATCGCCAGGTTCTAATTTAGTGTGTTTAAAGAAACTATCTAATGCTAGTTTAGAATACTGTTCTGTTATTTTAGAGCTTACAAAACAAAATACGTGGTTCATATTAATTAACTATATGGTGTGCATCCAAATCATTTCGGATAACCAGTATTAAACTATCTTCTATATTTGTTCTTGGTCTAAAATCTACTACAGTTATATTAGAAGTAAACTTGCTAGCTTCTTTTCTTAATTCATGCACATTAGACATTCCTTCTATGTCTTCTATTATTAGTCTGCCATTTTTATTTAGTTTCTTAAAATAGTGATTAATAAATATCTTTTGTGATTCTAATGTATGTGGGCCATCATCAATGATGATATCAAACAAAGGAAGATTAGAAGTTAATTCTTTTTTATAAGCATCTTGTATGATTGTTTTTATTCTGGGGTAAGCATCTAATCTATTTTCAGTTAGATTTGAATTATCAATTCCATAAACAATTGAATTTTTAAAAAATTCATTCCATAAAACTAAACTAGATCCATTTAGAATTCCAATTTCAAGTATGTTTAATTTTTTATCTTTTATATCCTCAAAAGCTTTATCATAATAAAGACTACAATATTTGTGTCTTGATTCTTTATCTGTTCTATATTCTGCAATATAATTGTTTTGATTAAGTATTTCTATTAATGTCATATTAATTTATTTGTCCAGGTCTTTGGAGTCTTATCATTTATAATCTCTATGTCTATGTGATACTGAAAGGCCCGTGGTCCGTGGTTCTTGATATATTCATAAGTTTTTCTAATACCTTCTTTCGTATTAGTCATTGTCTTATAACCTAGAAGCTTACGTGCTTTATCAGAGGAACACGTCGCATGTTTAACTTCTTGTGGTCTATCAGGTACGTATTCAAATGCTCCGTTGAAACCAGTAAGATTGGCACACGTCTCAGCGACTTCTTTGATAGTTACAAATTCTTCGTCAGGCCCGATGTTAATTACTTGGCCCACGACACACGGGTCTTCGACCATTTTTAATAATGAACTTAAACAATCATCTACATATGAGAAGCATCTAGTTTGTAATCCATCTCCATAAATAATTGGAGGTTTACCTTGTAGCATTCTATTAATAAAAATAGAAACAGCGTTTCTAAATGGGTCGTCATATTTTTGATTAGGTCCAATAATGTTATGAGGTACTGCAATAACTAATTCTACGCCATGAACTTTGCACAACGTTTTTAATATTTCTTCTCCAGCAACTTTGGATATACCATAAGGATCAACGGGTTTAGTTGGCATGTCTTCTGTAAATGGACTTTGTTGATCTCCGTATCTTGCCATAGAAGAACAATAGATAATCCTTTTAACACCATTTTGAATAGCGGCTGTTGCAACACCTACCGTTGCCATAATATTATTTTGTGTAATTGTATAAGGAGAAAATACAGATAGTCCTTCGTGAGCTGTAGCTGCACAATGAAACAATACATCAATGCCTTCTGTAATTTTAAGCATTGCTTTAAAATCTGCACAATCTAATTTATAAAAATTATCTAGAAAAGGAATATTATCTTTATCTCCTCCTAATAAATTATCTACACCTATTACTTCGTATTTTCTATTTAGAAGTTCTTTACAAATATGGGAGCCCAAGAATCCAGCGGCACCTGTGACTAAAATTGTTTTAGCCATTTTTTAATTTCTTTTTTAATTGTTTAATTTGTTTTTGTAAATTAAATATTATCTTTTCAAGATCGTTAGGACCTTTATCTTTCATCATATTAAAATGTTTTTTCTATTTTTAATAGTGTTATATTATCTATATAGGGAGTATTTATACTATTACACGAAGAAAGCAATAACAAAACGATTAGATACTTCATTGCTAATAACTAGCAATTCCATTTTCTAAGAGACTTATTAATCCTTGAATTAGGGTCTTTTGCTGTTTTTGCTGACGTTAATCTTTTTTTCATACCAGACATTCTTGCACAAAAAGACTTTCTTCTATTTGCTGCTTTTGATCCTGGTTTTAATTTAGAAGGCTTAGTAGTAACAGCCATTGATAACTTAGATCCTGGATTAGCTCTTCTGTAAGATGCTATTCCTTTTTTATTTAATCCGCCTGATTCTGATTTACCTTCTTTACGTTGCCAAGCTGGAGTCATACCACCAGATGCTAACATAGCTCTACCTTGTCCTCTTAAAGCGATATCACCCATTTTCTTGTTCCTTAGATTGTGGTTTGTTAGCCATTGTTCTTGCAACGGATTCCGCACTCCTGCCGACCACATACCCTCCAAGACCTATTTGTAATAGTGTCCATACATCTCCTGGAAGAGTTATAGTTATAGAAGCTTTAAAAAAGAATAATATTACTGGTCCCAATACATAGTTCCATACTAATATAAAAATTAATACATACATTAGTAATGGTCTCCAACTAGATGCAAACCATCCAGCTTTTGCTTCTGCTTCTACAATTCTAGCAGCCGCCTGAAGTTCTTGTGTATTAGATTGTAGTAACTGTGTTTGTAATTCTGCTTTTAACTTTGCTTGTAAGTCTTTATCTGGAACTGATTTCTCAATTGTATTAAAAAGAATTTTAGCTAATGGTGCAACTGCTCCTAACATTTGTAACATATTATAATTTTTTTAAGTTTTTATCTACTGGTGGTATTTGTGGCATAGGTCCTTTTAAAGGAGGTGGCCCAAATCTTTTACCAAGCACAGGTTCTTTTTCTTTTTTAATCATTTTTTATTTTGTTTTTCTCTAGCTAATTGAATTTTTTCTTTAGCAATATTTAATCTATCATTAGATTGTCTGTCTTTAATTTCAAGTTCTTGTTGAGTCATTAAAGTATCTACTTTAAATTGAGAAGCATTTAGAGCATTGTCTGTAGTAATATTAGTTTGTTTAATTTGTAAGTCCATTGCTCTAAGATCTAACTCTCTTTGTTTAAGAGCAACTAATGGATCTACTTTCTGTTCACCAGAAGCTTCAGCTTGTTGTAACTGTGAAGTAAGTTCAACAGTTCTTTGTGCAATTAATCCGTTCATTTTAACTGTAAACATTTCTGGATTTGTTTTTGCTAACATTTTTTCTGCTGGACTTGCTGCTAATGCTTCTACTACTTCTTGTGAAGATTTTTGTGAAATGTGTTCCGATATATGTCCCTGTAGTAATGCGTATACAGCTGGATTAATTTGTACCATTCTTGTTTTAATAAACAATGAGTGTGCTGCTATATGTGCATCGTGATCTTGTGTTGGAAATGCTTTAGGCATTTTCATTTGTAATGCTTCCATGTTTTCCATTGCTGGATCTTTTGGAAATTTAGGTTCTTCTGGTTTTAATAATTCGTCTATCTTCTGAGTTCCTAGTGCAGCATAAACTCTTCTATAAGCTTCTCTAACATCATGTATCTCTGGTGCGGACATTGCGATCTTTAATGTTTCATTAGCAAGAGTTACTCTTTGTGCTAATGAAGATATGTTTGGATCAGCAACTGGTATAACATCTACTCTGTCATCAAAGTCTGTAAGTTTTACAAAACGATCTCCGCCGTGTACTGCGTATGGATATACAGGAGGTAAGTATGTTGCAAATATTTTACTTAGTAATCTAAATTCTGTTTTCATAGAGTAATAACATCGTTTATGAATAGCCGACATTACTCTTGAGCCTCTTTCTAATAATGCAATTGTAGTTCCAACTGCTGCTTGTTGGTTACCATCTCCAACTTGTAAATCCGCTATAGCTGCAAATCTTTGTCCAGCTTCAACACAATAACCCATTAGCTGATAAAGAACTGTACTTGGTTCTTTGAATGGAAGTAATTGGAATTGATCTTTAATGTTTCCAGATCG